ACATAAAATTCCATATCATAAAATTCAGCGTGCACAGAGAAAGTTAAACGGGTGGAAGATCCAGCCGGACCTTGCAAAGGATTTAAAACCAGGGCAAGAACTTGTGCGTAATTACCTCTGGTATAGTTAGGCTGGATAGTCTCTCCATCTAAATCAGTTTTACCTAATTTAGTGTTAAAATAAAATGGCACTTCCAGCGAAACAGAAGTACACTCATTAGCAAAAGCGAAAACATGCGGACCTGCCATCAGTGAATTAAATCTATTCAGTGTTTCTGGGACCGGAGCTCCTTCAACTCTAAAACCAGTGGGCTGAACTCCAAACAATACACACCCTTGGTGCATTGGTGTTCCTGCCATCTGAATTATCAATCGGAGTTTACACCGATATAAAACAGATGAAAAGAATGGAATTTTAGCCAAGGCATTTAACTGCAATGACGAAGGCACATTAAAACCTTGCGCAAAATCTCCTCCTGCATCCCTAAACAGTTCTGTACCGACAACATCTGTCGTAACCCAAGGGATCGACTTAATATAATATGGTTTAGCTAATAGCCTTGTAAAATCCATTTTAAGTTGTTCAGGAACATTTGCCAATTTAGGGAATTTATTGTACATACAATCAGGCTCAACAGCTGATCGTGATTTAATTGAAGAATAAAAATTAGACACGGTCTCCTTCATCCCCGTGTCTTGGTTATAATTAAAATTTAATTGTTTAGCTGTAGCATTTATTTAAAGATGAGGGTAGTTACTACAATAATTACCAATAACTCATCTCCCTAATTTTTCTAAAAATAAGATCTAATTAGCAGTCGCTTCAAGGCCATTTGGGTTCGCCTCGAATTATAACGCTATACTAATTAAAAATAAATATTCGGGTTACAAAAACTAAGAGGAACAGAGGCTTCTTCGTCAAGATAAACTGACATAAGGTACTCTCTACTCAACTTAGTATATTGTAACCCTTTCTTTTCCAACCTCTCATAAAAATCGGTCAAAAGAAAATCCCTTTCAGGATGCAAAAAGAACTCTCTTTGCGCGGCATGAATCTTATCATGCAAAACAGAAATCTGATCTTTTCCTGCCATATAATATGAAAGCGTATTGTGAATAACTCTTAATTCCAAAGGGCAAACAATCCTTTTCAATAAATTATGATAAACAAAAGATCTTTTTAAAAATGTTATGTCACTAATTTCCTGGAACGGTACTATTATTGGTTTCTTTACAGAATCAGTAAAACCCATATTCACACTCTCAAAGAAATCCTTCATTGTTATTGCATTCAACTTATCGTGATGGTTACGCACCACATTAAGTTTATCATCTCCATAAACAAAATCATCAACAGATGTCCAAAAATCAGCGACTGTAGGCCTGGCTACATTCCTATAATACCACACTGCAGTATACAACTTATTTACTATGCTGTTCATAATCGCGGTCAAATAACTACCGGAAGGCATAGAGTGGGTAGTCAAGAAAGTGTCTTTGCCGACTACAACTAACGAAGTAGTCAAAGTGCCTGCAAGAGCATGCAACAGATTTTTATTGTCACTAATACTCATTGATACCAAAAAATCGGCTACCAATTGCTGCAGTTCAGCATTCATACTACCATCCCAATTCTTAATATCACCTGCGAAAACTCTACCGGTTCGCATTGACTCATAAATCGTAGGCCATTCCTTAACAGGATTACATCCTACCATAATCTTATTAAATCGCCTATTCCGCATTATATGCTCGACCATTTTTCCAAAATATTTCTTAACTAGAAATTGTTGGGTCAAAGTTCCTATACGAAAGCTACGAGGGACACCGTCTTTCTCTTCGTTACGCAATTCGTCTTTTAAGCACTCTTGCCACACCAAATGTTTCCAAGAAACGTCCCCTTGTAAAGCATCTTGTTCTACACTCGACAAAGTGACCTCAAACTCTTTAGTAGGTACTCCGCCTTCAAAATCAATGTATTTAGTCTTATCCTTATCCATACCAAAACCATTGGATGAATCCTTATTCAAACCAGCCAACAATTCGGTTCCTTTAACCACCTCTTCGTTAGATAATACTCCAAACGGTGCAATCATAGAACCCAATACTAATTTACAAAATTTCAATTCCTTATCTCTGAGTGCAACACAAGGAACAAAAGACTTCTTACTCACTTCTTTGAGGGTATCTTTACCGTACTTATTTAAATCTGCAGGGAACCTATCCACTGGGTAAATACCATACAAAGCGGAATCAACCAAAGATGAATTAGTAGGAGTGTGAGACTGTAAACCAGTATTATAAAACTGGACGACACTACTATCGGGTCTTATCTTGGTTGAGAGATCAAAATCCAACTTTACAATTGGCTTCTTACTCTCCATTAGATTTCTAATTTCCCGCAAAACTAATGGCGACAACACAGTAGAAACTCCAAAATCTTCAACGGTATGACCCGCCACATGCATACCAACTACTCCTTTTAAGGTGGAAAACAAAATTGAACCACACAAGCCATTGGCTTGTACGTCATAAGTTATATAGTCGGCCTTTGCAGTAAATTTCTTAACATTGTCTCCAAA